AAGTTCTCCTCACAATTGTGTTGTGATATGGATCACTTATAATTCTGCCGATACTCCCTTGCGGCATATCACGCATCAGAATCTCTTCTGTGTGTGTGGTAAAAATGATTTTAATCTCGTTCATAATTCTTTCTCCTTTTCGCCCGTCAAGCCGATAGCGCAGCTTAATGTTAGCGTGGTACCAACACCACGTTGATTGCCCTGTATTTAACAGAGGCCCTATCATCTTTTGCCCAGCCCCTCAATTGTTTGAGGGATTTTTTTGCGTCCTCTTGCGATAGTCCGGCATACGCCGCTCCCATCATTGTCCAGCCTTCTCCTCTCTCTTCTTGTATTGCCTTCATGTTTCTCTCCTTCTTTTTTTTATTTTTAATCATTTTCTTCAACTCGAGGTCGTGACTCTCTCTCAGTTGATCTTTTGTGTATTCGTTCATGTTGTTCTCCTTCCCCTATCCCTGGGGGCCGGGTATGTGTTGTCTAACTTACATCGAGCGACTCGCCTCGTATATCGCTCTTATCTTTTGCCTGTCGGTATCGCATACCGCAAGCTCTTCCCCTGCATAGTCCACTGCTGCCAGGTACATTTTTCTGGCTTCATTTTTTTCATCGCCCGATGAGGCAACAACATTGCAAGCCTCGCGGGTTTGTTCAATGCGATACAATTCCCGTATTTCCTTTAATGTTAGTTTTTTCATCTTTTTCTCCTTCGCCCGGCTAGAGCCGGGCAGTTGTTTTTATTGGTTGTAAGCAGCAATTTTGGCAAGTTCAGCCTCCTTTCTTGCATACTTCCAAGCCTTCCTGGCTTCCTTACAAGCCTCCTTTGCCTTCTTACAAGCCTCTATGGCAGTCTTGTAGGCAGCCTTTGCCTCTTTTGCAGCAATTGCTTTCATAGCAGCTTCTACGTCAACTGCTCTGAAAAGCGCATTTTCTTCTGCGTTGTAAATTGCATCTTCTGCCGCCTCGTAAGCCATATAATCTTCATAATCATTTATCATAATTTTCCTCCTTTGCCCGTCGTGCCGGTAGCGCAGCATAAAAAAAAGGGTGCCCGTGCCTGAGATTGCTCAGGTCGGTACACCCTTTGCTGTGCCCCTTTCGGGGCGTTGCCGTGGGTTATGGTTCTGGAGTAATCGCTACTCCAGTTTTTCTGGCAACCTCAACCAAAGTTGCTAGGTCAGTTTTGCGGAGACGATCTTCTACACGCCTCCGCAGTTTTGTAACGTCGATATGCCCGCTATTTGCAGGCATGTTGTGAGAAGCTAAAAGCTCCTCACGTTTTTCCGTGTCATAAGTCGCACGGACGAATTCGTCGTTTGTCAGGTACCATGTACCTGCCTTTGTGTTCTTTACTAATATCATAATTCCCCCTTCCCATGCCTTAGCTTTGGCGTGGGGGTGCAGGATTTTTATTTTTCGCCTTGTTCGCTTGGCGTCTGGAGCCTGCCCTCCGCGCCCGGCTTTCAGGTGCCGGGAACCTTTGTTTATGTTTAAATCTGATTTTATATAAAAGCAATAGGCATGCCAATTCTTGCAAATAACAACAAAACACTGTAACTATCTGTTTTTACAAGCAAATAAAAATATATAAAAGTTTTTGGCAAATCCCCGGAAAAGGCCAATTGGTGAAAATACCCAGCCCGGAAATCTGTTGATAAGCAGAATAATGCTTGTAAATCAACACCTTAGCTCAAAAATGCCCGTCTGTGACCGTCTGTGAGGAAACCCAGTGAACCGGTGAAAATACCCAGTAATACCTGTTATCAACAAGGTTATCAACAATTGTAGCAAAAATGCTTTATATAATACATACTTAGACAAAATCGTTTTTTTTGTGGTTGTTGATAAAAAAACTTGACATGTAGTGTAAAAGGTGTACTATATAAGTGCACGGAGAAGGAAAAAATGGATAAAACTGCGAAACAAAAACATCCAGTAGGACGCCCCATAAAAAGCAACCACCTTGAAATTAAAGATGCAATCTGCCACTTAGTTAGTACTACCACCTACGGACTACGCAAAATCACAGAATTATTACATAAAGAGTTCAATAATGCCCCTGATTTATCAACTATAATGTGGTGGCTGATTAAGGATAAAGAATTTTGCGAGCGATACGCGCAAGCTAAAGAGTCCCAGTGCGATTTATTTGCTGAGGAACTTATTGATATTGCTGATGATTCGTCATCAGACGAGATTTTTACTGAGGATGGCAAACGGATTGCCAACAAAGAGTTTATCAATCGCTCGCGGTTACGAGTGGACACGCGGAAATGGTTGTTGAGCAAACTCAAAGCGAAAAAATATGGCGACTATGTGAGATCAGACATCAACCTGGACGCTAATATTAATATGCGTTCAATGCCGGACGCGGAATTAGATGCGAGGATTGAGCAGGAGTTAAAAAAGCTAAAACGTTAAAACGTTAAAAAGAGGATAAAACAAAGCGGGTGCTGATATACCCGGCACCCCGATCGCCGGCGCAGATGGAATAAGTCGCCGGGTAACGGACAAAACGGGAATCTTTAGTTTGAAACAGGCTGGCGGCAACATGGAGGCCAGATGACGCCCCGGGAAAGCTGGGGAGGAGCACATGATAGTCCCGACAATATGCTTTGTATAATACTCATTAAACGACATCCACATTGTATATAAATATCGACTTATTGTGTTGATATGGGTTAGAACTATGGAGATAAGAGATAGATGCAAGAGAGGTGAGCAGGAGCCTTACTAATAATGATTAAAAAAAGTAAGTCAACGCAAAAAGTAAAAAAAGAAAAAGCAACAAAACTCTCCTGGCATGAGCGCCAAAAAAAAATAGAGTTGCTGGAGTTGCTAACTGAGCGACGTCGACGTGACTCTCTGCGCAAAATACTTACATATTACCCCGATTCAGGCCCGCTGAGACGCGAGTTATACCCTAAACACACAGCCTTTTTTGCCGCAGGAGCGACCTACCGTGAGCGGTGCATGTGCGCGGCGAATAGAATCGGAAAAACTGAGGGCTGTGGCGGCTATGAGCTCACACTGCACCTTACAGGCAATTATCCGGCCTGGTGGGTTGGCAGGCGGTTTGACAGGCCAATACAGGCCTGGGCGGTAGGCACCACAGGGCAGACAGTGCGAGACATCCTACAGGATAAGCTCTTAGGCCCGGTGCAAGCTCTTGGCTATGGGTTGATCCCGGGCGAGCTCATTGTCGGAGAGCCCGCAAAAAAGGCCGGCAGCGTTAAGGACTCAATCGAGTCTGTATGCGTTAAGCATGCCTCCGGCGGCATATCTCATCTGCAACTTAAGAGCTATGAGCAAGGGCGCAAATCGTTTGAGGGCACGCACCAGGATGTCATCCTAATGGACGAGGAGCCCCCAATTGACATTTACACTGAGTGCCTCACGCGCACCATGTCAACAGTGCCCGGAGAGCCTGCGGGCATGATTATGCTAACATTCACCCCGCTGGAGGGGATGAGTGCAACAGTCATGCAGTTCCTGCCCGGTGGCCGCCCTGATGATTCGGGCGCACGGTTTATCATACAAGCAGGCTGGGATGATGTTCCCCATCTGTCCGAGGAGGACAAAAAAGCCCTGCTGGAGTCTTATCCGCTGTATCAGCGAGATGCCCGGTCAAAAGGCATTCCCATGCTGGGTTCCGGCGCAATCTATCCTATCGCGGAAGAGGACATCACCGTTGATGATTTTAGATTGCCGGATTATTTTCCGAGGGCGTACGGAATGGATGTCGGATGGAATTGGACGGCAGCGGTCTGGGGTGCGTGGGATCAGGAACAGGATATTTTATATCTGTGCGGAGAGTACAAGAGGGGACACGCAGAGCCATCAGTGCACGTAGATGCGATAAACTCACGTGGAGACTGGATGGCAGGTGTTATCGACCCGGCCAGTAAGGCTGCGAGCCAGAGGGACGGCAAGAGCCTACTCGATGAGTACAGAGCGTCGGGTCTTGATCTGTACGAGGCAGATAACACTGTAGAAACCGGAATATTTGCCTTGTGGCAGCGGATGAGTACCGGGAGACTTAAGGTATTCCGTTCGATGTCGGGATGGTTTCAGGAGTTCCGGATTTACAGGCGTGATGAAAAGGGTAAAATAGTTAAGGATAATGACCATTTACTAGATGCAACCAGATATTTATGCATGTCCGGGCATGATGTAGCGCGGTATGTCCCTGCTCAACAGATAAGAGATTTCCATCCGTCAGAGGATGACAACTACGATCCGCTTGGTCGCAACAGGGAGGAGAGGTTATGAGTTTTATTCATAGGGATAAGTTCCCGGTTGGGCACATTTTTAGAACAGTATATGATAATGAACAGTTAGAAAAGCAGAAGCGGAGAGACACAAAATCATCATCAGAAAATAGCAATACTTATCTATCGTTATCTCCGCTTAACAAAAGTATTGATTCCGGGGTAGCAAAGAAAAAAACATTGCTCGGAGAGTAGGAGGTTTTTAAATGGGATTTTTTGGAGGAGGAAGTTCACCGCCGCCGATAGTATATACACCACCGCCGCCGACTGTGAATGATGCCGAAATACAGGCAGCGAAAGCTAAAGAGGCTGAGCTTTTACGTAAGCAAAGGGGGCGAAAGTCAACCTGGCTAACAGGCGGAGAAGGGGTCACTGAAGAGGCGCCTCTTCAAAGAAAAACACTGTTGGGGGAATAAGAATAAGTGGGCCAATTAAGCGAAGTCTGGAAAATGAAAGATACCGAGGCTGTTGATGAAATAACCAAACACCAGGGTTATTTGGAGACGATTCGGCGCGATTATGAGCCGCTGTGGCAGGACGTTATCGACTATCTTGCATACGACCGATATAATTTCAGGCAGAATCAGCAGCGCGGGAAGAAGGCCAACATTAATGTTTTCGACGGTTCCCCTATCGCTGCGTGGAATTTGTTAGTCAACGGAATGCAGGGCAACACCGTAAGCCAGGCGCAAAGATGGTTCACCCTGACGCTGCCCAATGTTATCACATTTCCGCGTACCTCTGCCATGCGTCAATATAACGGCAGGCTGGATGAGATACCAGAGGTCAAAGAATGGCTGGAGGCCAAAGAGGATGTTATGTATTCCGGGTTTCAACGCTCTAACTTTTATAGTGAGATTAACACAGATATCCGCGACGCGTCCTCAATAGGTACAGCAACACTTTACGGGGAGGAAGACGTTCCGGGGAAGAGGATAAATTTCCTGTCTGTTGATCCGGGGCAAGTCTGGATAGCAGAGAGCAGATATGGCGTTGTCGATACCGTGTTTAGGAAATTCAAGCTCACCGCGAGAGCAGCCGCGCAGATGTTTGACAAGGAATTGTTGTCGCAGACACTTCGGACTCAACTGGACAGGAATCCTTACACAGAATATGAGTTTATCCATGCCTGTTTCCCGCGTGACGACCAGGAAATGTATTTTGAAAACGGGATATTCAAACCGAAGATTGGGAAGAACAACAAGGCCTTTGTTTCAATTTATATTGAAGTTGGCAACAAGGAACATGTTCTCAGAAAAGACGGCTATGACCGGATGCCCTATTCCGTCTGGCGATGGCGTAAGACATCAGGCCCGTACGGATGGTCGTGCGCAATGGATGCCATCGTTGACATCCTGAAACTCAATGTTATGAGCAAGACCATGCTTAATGCCGCACAACTGGCAGTAGAGCCGCCATTGATGGTGCACAAAAAATTTCAGGGCAAGGTCAGGATGAACCCGCGTGGTAAAAACTACTACGAAAAAGAAGACGAGAGGATATATCCGGTAAATCAAGGGGTGAATTTTGCCATAGCAGAAGACAGGGAGGAGAAAGTCCGTCAGATTATTAAAGACCATTTCAACGTTGACTTTTTCATGATGCTATCCAAGGCCGCGATGGAAGGCCGGCAACTCACTGTGCCGCAGGTCATGGAAATGCAGGGTGAAAAGGCCTCTGTTATGATGCCTACGGTTGGGCAGATGATTGCCGAGCGATTACAACCCATCATCGATATGGTTGATTCTTTGGAGACGGGAGCTGGCCGGATGCCTGATCTTCCAGAAATACTGGCCTCCTTTGCCGGACAAGGGATAGAAGTGGACTATATGGGCCCGCTGGCGATGGCGCAAAAGAGGATTCTAAAGACACAGGGCATTTACCAGGGCATAGGGGCTCTTGAACCCATGTTAAAGATAGACCCACAAGCAGCAGATTTAATTGATGTGGATGAAACTACAAGAGAAATTCTTAAGGTTTCTGGCTGGCCTGCGAAAGCAATACGGACAGTGGAACAAGTTCAGGCAATTAGAGAAGAGAGAGCTCAGGCTCAAGCTGAGGCACAGCAAATGGCGATGGCAGAGATGGTGGCAAAGAACCTGCCAAACGTTTCAAAAGCTGTTGAACCGGGGAGTCCGCTCGGAGCTTTGGGGCAGATGATAGGGGGGAGTGGCGAGTGAAAATACTGGAAGCCTATCAGGAATTAAAACGTAAATTGCTGCCGGATGAAGAGCCGAAGGATACTATCTATCAGGATTATTTTCTTTGTTTTTCTACCGTGCCGGGTAAAAAGGTATTGTCGCATTTGCTTACAGACCTGCATTTTTTCGATGAGGTAGAAAGTGACCAGGAAGTCATTGAACAGAACATTGCTCGGAGAATCTTGCATAATGTCGGCGCATTTCACGTGGAACAGATTGATAATATAACAGGGATGCTAATTAAAATAGCGGAAAATGCTCAGAGAAGGAGAGAATAGATGGGTTCGATTATTAGACCAACAGCGAATATTCCGTTGACCGCTCCCGGGATACCGGGAATGCTAAGAGAATTAAAAGGCTGCAGTTTCAATCCGCCGGTTTGGTTAGGTAGGAATAAACTTTATTTAATCGTAGTGACTCCTAATCCGTCCTATAAGACTATTGCTGGTTTTTATGAGGTGCCCGATAAGGGAATAGTAACGTACGTGAAGGATTTCAAACTTCTTCAGGTGTCAATGTGGAACGAGGCCATGAATCGTGCTTTCATATTTGAGGCCGTCGAAGGAGACCCTCCGTTAGACTGGGAACCTCAAAGCCAGTTCGACTACCGGAAATATCAGATTGACCAGATCGTGTTAAGGAGACAGAGTAGTGGTAGTGGCTGAAACAAGAACTATAGAAATTAAATGTAGTTGCGGGAATGTGATTGAAAAGAAAGTTCCCGTGGATAAGCAGTATGCTATTGCGTGTGCCCGGTGCGGGCGGATGCATAAAGAAAAGAAAGAAAAAGGAGGATAGTTATGAACCAAAGTGATGGGACTGATACAGGTAACCTGAACTCTGGAGACGAGGGCGCAAATCTTGGATGGCGGGCACAATTACCGGATGACCTGAAAGCAAATGAAACTTTTACCCCGTTCAAAACTGTGGGCGATTTTGCAAAAGCACACATCGAAACAGCGGCGAAAGCGAAGGAGCTTGAGGGAAAACTCGGAGAAAGTATCCCGAAACTGAAGGACAACGCCACAGATGAAGATAAAACGGCCTATTTTAAGGCCATAGGACGGCCTGAGAAGGCCGAGGATTACACGTTTGAAAAGTTGACACCTCCGGAAGGTGTGGAAATTGATCCCAATATGGAAGGATGGTTCAGATCCATTGCTCATCAGTCCGGCTTGAATAAAACTCAAGCGGCGACGATCCATAAAGCTTATTCCGATGCTTATTTTGCTGCCGTAAAAACAGCTCAGGAGCAGAAGGCGAAAGCTTTTGAAAAAGACGTTGAAGATCTGAAAAAGGAATGGGGGTCTAAGTTCGACGAGAATGCGGCTCTCGTGAAGAAGGCAACAGACAGGTTCATGACAGCCGAAGAAAAAAAGATCATGGACGAAAGCGGAAGAGGAGACGATCCGGTTTTGGTGAGGATGTTTCATCGTATCGGGCAGTCAATGGCGGATGATAAGTTTGTTATTGGCTCGAATACCGACAGAGGAAAGAAGGAAAAAGGTATTCTTAGTTATCCGTCAATGGAAGGACAAACATAAAGAAGGTTCTTATCCTTCTTGTAAAGAATATAGGAGGTAAACACAATGGCAGTTTTTGATCAACATAGTCAGTACACGCTTGTTGAACTGGCTAAACGAACAAATAATAATAATATTCTTGAAATCGCAGAAGTTCTTGCGATTACCAAGGAGATGTTTCAGGATGCCGTCTGGATCGAGGCGAACCAGACAGCGTCCCATGTTGGGACAAAGAGAACTAATCTTCCCAGCGGCACCCATCGGCAGGCCAATCAGGGCGTTGCCTCGGAGGCGTCAAGCACCAAACAGGTAGCCGAACCGATCTGTAGGCTGGAAGCTCATTCAAAGATTGATGAGGCTATTCTAGATCTTGCGCCGGATAAGGCAAAAGCCAGATCGCAGGAAGATCTGGCCTTCGTAGAAGGTCTTGGCCAGACCATCGAAACCAACATGATTTATGGCGACATCGATACAAATCCTGAGCAAATTGATGGACTTGCAACCCGTTACGATGCGACAGGAGATGCCAATGTTATCAGCGCAGATGGAACAGGGAGTGATACCACATCGCTCTGGATTATTGAATGGGGCCCAACGAAGGTACACATGATTTATCCCAAGGGTTCCCAGGCTGGTTTGAAGACAGAAGACATGGGCAAGCAGCTTGTCACAAATGACAGCGGTTCCACGTATTTCTATGCGTGGTTCACAAAGTTCGTCGCCTGGTATGGACTTTATGTCCATGATGATCGTTGTGTTCAGCGGATTGCGAATATTGAAACGGTAGGAACTTCAAACCTACTCGATGATGACGATATTATCGAGGCGTTGAATCTTCTGCCGCTTGCCGGTGGAGGTGGTTCGACCGCCATCTATGTCAACAGGACGCTGAAGACTCAGCTTGAGATTCTTGCCAAGGATAAAACAAATGTCAACTACACCAGCGATAACGCCTTTGGTGTTCCGCTCACAAGGTTCCGGGGTATTCCGGTAAGACTTTGCGAGAGTATCGTCAATACCGAAACGGCTATCACTTAACGAAAGGAGGAAATAATTATGGGTTTTTATGATGCAAAACATCTTTTTACCGCCGATGGAGGGCAGGCGATTACTGCAAGCGCATACTCTCTCAACGAGATAAATTTTGGAGAGACATACCCCGATATGGGAGAGGGAGAAATGCTTGTTGTCAGGTTTATTGTTGAGACGGCATTTACCTCTACGGCCAATACGTTGACCATCTCCATCGTTCATGGGGCGACAACCGAGCCGGAAACAGTTCTTGTCAGCACTGGCGCGATTGCGTCTTCTGCCTTAACCAAAGGCGCCTACATCCCGGAGTTGAAGCTCCCGGATCAGCACCTTCAATATGTCAGGCTCTACTTCGCTGTTTCCGCTGCTCTGGTAGCTGGTAAAGTCACAGCTTTCCTGGACATTGCGAAAGGAATGCGCCATAGATAAGTAACAGATAAGTAACAGATAAGTAACAAATAGGGAGGTGAATATGTACCGTTGTATAAGGAAGTGCTATCACAGAAAAAGACTGTATCATCCAGGGCAGGAATATACTCCAACTGCTGATGAGATAAAAGATAAAAACGTTCCCCGGCACTTTGTTCTGAATGAGCAATATTCCGTCAAGGCCGTTATTCAGGCCGAGCAGGAAGAAAAGCTCAAGAGGATTAGAGTCAAGGCAGAGAAATCGGAAAAAACGGAGTGATGGCAAAGTAAACAACAAGTGGGTGGGGCCGGAATAGGTCTCACCTGCACATATAGGGGAACATTATGGCTTTGGATTGGGTAAAAGTTTGCAACATGGCCTTGCGCCGGATAGGGACAAAAGATGTCATTTCATCCCTGAACGGTACAGATAAAGCGAGTATTACCTGCAACGACGCTTACGAGGCCGTCAGGGATGCTACCCTGGAAGATTTTGACTGGAAATGTGCCTCTTGGCGCGAGGCGTTATCCAAAGATCCAATAGCGCCGGTGGTGGGTTGGTTATATAAATATAACCTTCCTTCAACTCCCTGGTGCCTTGTCGTAAGAGAAATATACCCGGAAAGTGTCGATTATGAGATAGAGGGAAGAACCCTTCTCTCTGATTACGATAATGCGGGAGGTGACCTGTATATTCGTTATACCAGGCGTTTAGCAAATCCTGCCGAATTATCAACGCTGTGTGCCAAGGCAATAGCCTGGAGACTTGCGGCTGAAATCTGTTATCATTTCGTTCAATCATCGACGTTACAGCAAACAATTTTTCAGGAATATCAGTCTATTCTTGAAGAAGCCAAGTTATCAAATCAAACCTGGGACAAGAACCATGATGAAGATCCGTCAAACGGGGAATGGATAAGGGCCGGAAGATGAATAAATCCACGCCAATTCTTACAAATTTTAGTGCTGGTGAAATAGATCCCTGTTTTTATGGCCGGGTTGATCTGGCACAATATTTTAATGCCTGCCAGACATTGGAAAATGCGATCGTTTTAACTTTAGGCGGTGCGGAGAAACGGCCCGGGACGTACTTTGTTACAGAGGTTAAAGACAGCACAAAAAAGGTAAGGCTAGTCCCTTTTAAATTTTCAACTACCCAGGAATATATTTTGGAATTTGGCCATAATTATATCAGATACTACAAGGACAGGGGACAAATTATTTCTGGAGGAGTCCCGGTAGAAACAGCAACGACTTATACAGAGGCAGAACTTTTTGATTTAAAGTTTACGCAATCGGCCGACACGCTTTACATTGCTCATCCTGCCCATGCTCCGGCGAAACTAACACGGACAAGTCATACCGCATGGACACTGTCGAACATTACGTTTGTCGCTGCTTATGCGGCATGGATAACCAAGCATTACTATTCAACTGGAGACCTCGTCGTAAACGGGGGCACTGCTTATAAATGTATGATAAGTCATACATCAGCCGATTTTGTAACCGATCTTGACGCCGGGAAATGGGAAGTTGCTGATCCTTTGGTAATTCCTTTCTCCGGAACAGGGAATTACCCGTCTTGTGTCACTTTCTTTGAGGAGCGACTTGGATGGGCGGCTACTGATAATGAGCCCGTAACAGTCTGGTTATCAAAATCCGGTGATTTTGAGAACATGACATCGGGCACACTGGATGATTCAGCCTTGAAATTCTCAATTAACTCAGATGGGGTCAATCGTATTCGATGGATGGTTCCGCAGAACTTTCTTTTCCTTGGTACGGTGGATGCGGAATGGCGTTTTGGAGGGGCAACACCATCCGATCCGATCACTCCGTCTTCTGTGAATGCCAAGAGGCAAAGCGGCAATGGATCAAAAAATATTTCAGCAATTCTCGTTGGTGATATTATTATATATGTGCAGTATCACGGGCGTAAAATATTCCAGTTTAATTATACATTAGAAACAGATTCCTATGTGTCAAGTCCCTTGACAAAACTGGCAAGGCATATCACAAAAGGGAAGATTATCGATATGGCCTACCAGCAGGAACCTGATCCTGTTGTCTGGTTTGTGCGTGGTGATGGTATTTTGTTAACCATGACATATTATGTGGCCGAGAAGGTAGTTGCCTGGTCGCGACATATCACCGATGGGAAATATGAGAGTGTGGCCGTCATACATGGCCCTAATGAAGATGAGGTCTGGACATCCGTCTTGAGAGGGACTAAACGCACTATTGAATATTTCATGCCACGTGAGTTTGGCGAGAAGGAAGATGCTTTTTTCGTGGATTGCGGTCTGACTTTTGATGGCGGAGATCCGGTGGAAATAACCGGCGCAAGTCGGACTAATCCCGTTGTTATCTCATATACAGGAACTGACCCTGTAAATGGATGGGAAGTTTACATTACAGATATTTCCGGGATGGACGAAATAAACGGGAATACCTATATCGTTGCGAATGTGAACGGGACAGCAAATACATTTGAACTATCAGGAATTGATGGAACAAATTATGGAACTTTTGTTTCAGGTGGGAAGTTCCGTAGAGTTGAAAATAAATTCTCTGGTCTTGACCATCTTGAAGGAAAAACCGTGGATGTCTGTGTTGATGGTGCGGCACATACTCCATGTAGCGTTGTTAATGGGGAAATTACATTGGCTGGTTATTACAATAAAATACACGCCGGATTGCCTTATAGCATGAAACTGAAACCCGTGAAACTTGAAATACAAGCCATGACTGGAAGTTCACAAGCGAAGATAAAACGAATCGAGGCTTTAACTGTTCGTTTCTACAATACAATAGGCTGTAAGGCTGGTGAGGCGGAAGACGAAGTAAAGGATTTGATTTTCGGAGAGAACGCCGAGCTTTTTTCTGGAGACATTTCTATGGAATTTAAAGGTGATTACGGGTCGAGTGCTGATATTTTTTTTGTTCACGACCAACCACTTCCATGTACTATTCTTTCGATCATGCCTGAATTGGCCACCTATGACAGGAACTAAGATGAATCCAAAAATAGAAATGATACCTTACGATCCGCAACATGCCTTTGAGATCCTTGTTCGGCCTCACGAGCAAAATCTAAAGAATAGTGAGGACTTTAAGAAATGGGCGGAAATCAATGCGAACGGTGCAGCCTGGACGTGCCGCCGCCTGGCGGATGGGAAAATTCTCGCCTGCGCGGGAGTCAGAATCCTCTGGCCTGGATGCGGAGAAGCATGGTCAATTTTTTGTGATGAGATCGTATCGTATAAAAGAGACGCCCTGGTCGTTACGCTGAATTATTTTTGGCGAGTTATTGAGGATTTTAAATTAAGACGTGTTCAAGCCTATGTACGTGCGGATGTCCCTGTTGCCATTAATTTCGTTGAGCATTTAGGATTCAAACGAGAAGGTCTTCTTCGTAAATTTGGGCTGGACGGTGAAGATCAATATATTTACGCTGTGATTTTGGAGGGATAAGTAAGATGGGTTGGATACCAGTAGCCGGACTGATTCTAAGCGCCGTCGGCACCGGAGTAAGTGCAATAGGCCAGATGCAGGCCGGTAAATCTCAAGAGGAATGGAATAATTACAATGCAGCGGTCTCGCGTCAGAATGCCATTGCCGCAAGACAATCCGCCGAATACGATGCGGGGATGACAAGAGAAGCTGGAGAGAAGCTCAAAGCAAGGCAGAGGGTTTTATACGCTAAATCCGGTGTATCTCTTGAAGGTTCGCCTACGGATGTAATCCTGGGGACAACAGAAGATATTGAGATGGATGCGATGGCTATTATTCGTAAGGGACTTATCGCGGGCCAGCAGTACGAATCTCAGGCGGCTTTAAGCGAGATGCAGGGGAGCGCGGCCAGAACATCAAGTTATTATGGAGCGGGATCGTCACTTTTAACCGGAATAGGAGATGCTGCTTCAAGATACAAATCGCCTACCTACAAGACTAAATGAACAAAGGAAGTTAATTTTGAATATACCTCAGTGGACACGCAAAGAATCTATACCGGCAGTATCCGGAAACGCTATGGCCGATCCTGAAGCCATGTCCAAGCCGTGGCAGGCATTGGCAATAGCCGGGAAACAAGTTGGTGATAAATATTTAGATATATTTGCTGATATGCAGTCCAAGATTGATGCGACTGAAACCCTTAAGGCTATTGATGATTTCAGGAATGAACAACGGAATTATATTAATGGACAACTAAACATTGTAGGGAAAAACGTTATTGATGTATCCGATTTAACACAGAATGAAGCAGACAAGGGGAAGGATCTAACAACACGGGCAACTGAATGGCACAAGATAATGGCTGATACTTATGCCAATAATCTCTCGAATGATAATCAAAGGGATCTTTTTTACAAATTAGCCAGTAAAGAAATAGACTCTGGGATAAACAAAGTTGCTCTCCACCAGGCGGAACAAACTCGCCAATATTTTACCGACCAGATTGAATATTCGATTGATACGGCAATTAAGGATATACAGGAAAATCCATCTGAAGACACCGTGAATCGTGCAAAACTAAAGGTAGCAACGGTAGTGCAAGCAATTTACCCAGGGCAGAATGTCGATGATTACAAACTGCATGCCCTGAATAGAATTGACACTGCAACGGCTGCAATCAGGGAGAGGGAGAGAAAAACAGCGGAGATTAGAGAAGGAATTGATCTTGGTGTAGAGATTTTCAAACAGGATTCAACTGGAAGTATCGAGGTAATGACAGATGCTGTAAGAGCCCAAAAGTTGAGTCCGGAATCGGAAAAAGTAGCCATTGAGCAGATCAAAGAACTATATAACGAGAGAAAGACAGACGAGGACAATACGAAAAAGGCTGTTTTCGACAGTGCCTACAACGTTTTGACTAAAAAAGCTTTGTCTGGTAACGGACGATTAAACAAATTGAGCGATCTACCACCGGAAAAATGGGCTGAAATGATGGCAGTTGATCCAAAAACAACCATGCAGATTCAGGACAAGATCAGTTCTGAACAGAGGCAGCAGACAAGAATCGATAAACAGGAACAAAGGCTGCTGCAGGCAGATAACGAAAGTGAAATAATGATATCTGATGACTTCCGGACAAGGGATCTTAAAAAAGACCTTGCTCTTGGTAAAATAAGCCCGGCTCAATATCGTAACCTTACGTCCATGCAAGAGAAACTTGATCCTATGAAAAGATTTTCTGTAAAAGCCGCTTTATCGAAAGTTACATCCGGGATAGCGCTTAACAAGGCTCTGAAAGCAAAAGGAAACGAGGCGGCTCTCTGGAAGTTAAAATATGGCGATCTTATCAAGGCGTGGGCCTATAAGAACGCAGATGATCCTAACTTTGATGACAATCTGAATAAGTACGTTGAAAAATATGTTCTTTCGGACATGGTGACAAGGTGGTTTGCCAGTGATGAAGCAGACCGACTTACAAAATATAAGAAGGCAAAAGAAGAAGTTGGGGAATTGCCGCAAGGTAAAGGTTCTGGAAAGAGGCCGGATGGGACAAGCAAAGGAAATGGATGGTTGGGAGTCCTACCGCTTACCTTTCCAGATAAGAGCCCTGGCGTGGCAACTGAATATTCTGTGACTGTCGGTATCGATGGAAAGGATGTTCTTATTCCTAGTTTGGTTCCAACTCTTACAAAAGATGAAATAAGTCAGATGACAACTGATATTATCCCTAATCAAAAAAAAGTGCCAGAGCCTATACTGCAGAAGGCAGTTTCTTTTGCAAAGGGAAGAATAAAAGAAGGGAAGAGCCCTTTCGTAGAAGGTGGTAAATATTCTCAATCTGATTTAGAGTTTACGGCAAAGAAGCACGGTATAACCGTTGATGAAGTAAAGAAAAGGCTTGGCGTGAAATAATGCCTATTGATTTATTAGCAGCGCAAAACAACAAACATGAGCCGATTGATTTACTGGAAGATACGCAGTCGTATGCTCCTGATATGCCACTAATCCCTGATAAGGAGATTGAAGAGCTTTTCAAAAATATTCAACAATTTGCAGGGCCGGAGATTGAGAAAAAGGCGCGTGATGCCGCGTCGATTGCTGCGACGTTTAACATTCCAGAGTCAACGGCATTTGATATGCGTGATTCATTTTTGCAGAAAATGGACACCACAAGCTTTTGGGATAAGGCCACGGGTTCTTTTAAGGCTGGCTGGGGGGATGTTTATTCATCCGTTGGCGGGATTATGAAGCGCAAAGGCCTTGCCGCTGGTGATGATTATGTTGATTTTGGTGAACGTTTAAAGCGTTCTTATATTCCGGCGTCCGATCAAAGCGAGTTCACCTATCGAAAACTACTCGATCCAGAATACTACGCAACTTCTGTAATGCGTAGTGTTCCGTTCACCTTATCATTGATTCCAGCGATGGTTATCGGGGCGTATGCAATGGGGACGGCTGGCGCTGCAATGGGATTAGGTTTGTTTGGCAAGACGGTTCTTGGCGCGCTTGGTGGAGCTGCGTTGTCCCGACCCATTGAATCGGCGTTTGAGGGGCAGGGCGCCTATGAAGAGGCAAAAAATAAAGATTTCACTGATGATGATGCGGAAATAGTAGCAAATCAGGTATTTTGGGACAATATGAAGTTGACCGGTCTGGATGCCACTGAACTTGCAACATCTTTTCTGCCTATGGGCAAGGTTGCCGGGAATACGGTTAAAAGAACATTGGGGAAGAGAATATTGGCGGCAACCGGTAAAACATCAGCCAAAGTGGGTGCTGTCGGCACAATGGAAATGATGGAAGAACGTTATCAGGAAAAGGCCGTTATGGACGCCATAGGTGATCCTGTTTCGCTATTTGACTTTGATAATCCGCGCTTAAACGAGGCCGGTGCCATAGGAGCAATATTCGGCATCGGTCTGGCTGGAACTGGGAGCGTTTGGACTGCATTAAGGGATAAGGTTATCATAACGGATAATCAAAAAGTCAAGTTCCTTTACGATAAAACCAAAAAGCAGGCTCTTGCTGATGGGGCCACTGTGGTTGAGGCCGACAGAAATGCACTTGACACTATTGCTGCCACTCCGGAAGGAAAGGCGCACATCGAAAGGGTTGTTGGTGATCTTGTTGATCTAGCCAACGGAAGTCCGGAAAAAGAACAGGCAGAAACTAAAACGGTATCTGATCAGCCCTTCATCTTTGGCGTGAACGAGGATTCCAATGGCGAAGTGACAACTTTTACTATGGCCGATCCTGTAAGCGGGGAAACATTTGATGTTCCGGCTTTAAAGTCAGAAGACAAAGAAAAAATGACAGTCATCCCTGACATGGATGCCGTCAAAGTGAAGATTAAAGAACTTCGGTCAGTTGATCAGACAGACATGGAGATTGACAAACTGATTCAAGGTGAAGAGGATATAGACCAGGCCGTTGGGCGTTTGTTTGGAGAAACCGGGATGGAAGACGTGCCGGACTTTGAAGAAGAAGCCAGGCCGGAAACAGTGGTTGAACGTGTAAAACAAATCAATGAAAGGATTGGTGAAAATGGAAGTATTGATCTTGAACCTTTGATAAATCTGGGGCGATCAATCTGGGCGGAGGGCCACACATCGATTGAGGAGTTCACTGCAAGGGCAAAGGAACTGCTTTCTGATGTTTGGGATAAAGTCAAAGACTTAATCTTGCAGGCATGGAACGTAGTTAATAACGAGCGCGGTTCAATTAATATTGGCAACGTGACCAACAAACCGGGGATGGCCAATATACCACCCGAGACAACCCGGAAGGCCGAGGGTGGAGAGAACGTAATATACACAAATGCAAGTGGCGAGCCAATACCGAGTGCAATATTGCAAAGAAATTCCGGTGATTTATGGTCTAAAAATCCAGAACCATATTATAACATAGTTTCTGGTTCTAACCTTGAAGTTCCAATTAAATTTAAAACATCCGATGATGCGCTTAAATGGGCGAGTGACAATGGTTTTAAGATTGTAGAACATCGCTGGCCAAATTCAGATAGTGAATTTTGGGAATTAGAACATCGGAATACGAAGGCAAAACTTGATGAAAAAATATCAGACTTAAAAAATAAATGGGATAATGGAATTGATGTATATATACGATATGGCAAAATACCAAAAAACGGGAAAAGTTATAACGCAATAACGGGCACCTATGAACAAGGTGTGTCTGTTTTTAAGGGACGTTTATTAAAAAATGGTGAAATTTTAATAAGCGGTGATAATCATGTATTAACCGCATCGGCAGAATCCCTAAGAGTGGGAAAACCATATATTGTTGAGGGTGATGTTGTTGGTTTAGGAAATGATGGGGAACCATTATTGTCCAACGCGAAACAATTAACTATCGTACAAGCTCTTAAAAAATATAAATCGTCATTTCCTAGTTCAACCCGTCCCTCGGAGGGTCAGGAGCAGACAACACTGTATTCCGGCGTTGATCCTACTCAAATCATCCCTGTTTTAAAATCACTCACAAATAACATAAAAGAGGCCATGCCGCATCTTGAGGCGTTGGGCTTGAAGGCTTACGAGTCTGGCAAGAATACGTTTGAGGCGTGGTCTACTGAAATGAAGTCATATCTTGGAGACCTTTGGGAATCATTCAAGGAGGTCATGGCGCGGGTCTGGGAGTCCGTCAAAAAGATTAATGAGCAGTTGGGGGAGCGCGGTTCTTTCTCGACAAAAAAAGAATATGATGTTGACGAAGTTAATGCTCTTTTAAATATGGCTTCCAGGCAGGACAAAGTTCTTGAAATAAGTGAAACACCTTCCTATGATGAAGTTAGGGAAAAAGCAGCACAAATGGCATGGGAGAACTTCAACGAACTATTTATTGCCGAAGAAGAAAAAATCATGAACCAGCTTTCCGCTGAAAACCGTCCAAAACCGGCAAAAGGATTAAAGGAATTTATCAGGAAGGAAACAGGACAAATTAAACCAAAAGATAAAATGGTTACTGAATATAACGCTTTAACAGCAGCGTTTAAAAAGGCTGCGACAAACGCCAGAATAGCTTACAGTACAGGGAAAAAAGAAGAAATAGAAAAAGCAAAAGAGCAAATGCGCTGGTTGATAAAGCGTCGTAAGTCATTAAAAAATGTTCGCGATTATTTTAATCTAACTGACGCGGATTTTATGAAAGTTACAAATCGTCGAAATCCGGCTTTGATGGATGATGATGAATACAAACGATTTCTTTCCGATGTTGAACAGAAAGCCATCGAACAGGCCGACAACAGACAGGCCAAGTTTGAACTGATGGTGCTGGTCGAAGAAAAACGATTAAAAAAAGTTGATAATTACCGGCAGGCCATGCAGTTACCGACCATCGGCAAAATGACGACGAAACAACTAAGGGAATTTGTCGAACTGCTTGAGCCGTTTCAATACGATGATGTTTTTTTAACAAAGAGGGAATTGGAAACGGTTGACAAAACAAGTTTAAAAGGTATCCGGACATGGAGGGAAGCGCGCGAAAAATTTATGGCCGAGGTTAACGCCGCCAGAATGAAAGCAGGTAAAAAACCCTTTGATTTTATAGGAAATATTAAAGTTGATGAAGATACTGTAACAAAAATTAACAAAGAACGAAAAGAACCTTTTAAAAACATTAATGAATTATTAAAGGATAAAAAATCACGTAACAGGATAATAGACGCGGCAAACGAAAAACTTATCAAAGAAGGCAAATCGGCTATAGAGTACATTGATCCCATTCACGTAGCATGGAACGCATTAGAAAAGGGTGATACTTATTTAAGAGAGCAAGACCCGTTTTTTGAAAGATTTGTTACGGATATAGACACAGCATTAATAAAATCAGAAATGGATTATCACGATATAGAAAGTAAAACTTATCTCCTTGCAAAAAAAGCTGAAAAATCACGTAAATTAGGACTTATCGAAAAGATGATTCCACAAGATGAACTTGTCTTTAATTTTCTCGAAGCTCCTCCGGAAGATAAAGAATCTATCCTACGACAAATGACAAAAGAACAGATAGATTTTGCTAATTTTTTAAAGAAGTTTTTTGCTGATGCTGAGTCTTATCTACTCTCTGCTGGTGTGATAGAGCAGGGGAAGTCCGAATACATTACTCATATTCGTAAAACATTTATGGAAAACATGAGAGATACTTCAGTAAGGGACGCCATTTTAAATGTTTTCAAGTCCTATAATGAAGACGCCATTGTTTTTAATATTCTGGATGATACAGGGAAAATTCTTCCATTGGAAAAGTTTATTCCTTATTCTTTACATAGAAGTGGTGAACTGGAACCGACAAAAAATGTTGTCCGGGCTTTTTTGACTTATGCCAGAGTTTTGGAAAGGAAAAAGGCTTTTGATTCAATTATACCTAAATGGGACATCTACGCCCAATCATTAACTCCGACGAAATATACACCAAGAGGACTTGAAGTTGACAGGTCTTTAAAGATTTTTATTAATCAGTGGATAAACAATAAAAAAGGCCGTAAATTTAATTTTGGCGGATTTGTAAAACAAGGAGAGTCTAAGGATTTAGCTATCCGTGCAATGCGAACCTTTACCACCATGCTTGATTTAGGTTTTTATGTCCCCGCGCAAGTCATCAATATTGGTGGGGAACAGTTAACTACTTTAGTTCCGCTTGGATATAAAAATTATGCAAAATCAATCGGTTTATTACGTACAGCCAAGGGGAAGCGTATCTTAAAAAAATATGAATTTTTTACGGAACGAAGTTTATGGGAAGAATTTACTGCTCCCGGAAAAGAAATTCAGGAAAGATTAATGACCGGGATGTTTGGAATATTTCATATATCCAATGTGGCGGCAAACAAACAATTTCTTTTAGGTTCCATGACAGAAGAAGAATGGGAGAATGAAACATTATCGCCGGAACGACTGACGTTAATTAAACTGGAGATGGGGAGGTTCAGAGCTATTCCCTCTTTTAAATCTGTTATTGGCAGTACATCAGTTGGGTCAAGCGTCATGCAGTATAAGAGGTGGGCAATTCCGGGGACGAGAACAATGATAAAAGATGCATTGACAATGGCGGATCTGTTAAGGAAAAAACAATTCGGGGAAGCTGTTACAGTGCAGGAAGCAAGGGAAATTTACAGGATCGTCGGAACAACAATGGCTATTACGACAGTTCTTGCTCTTTGCGGTAGCGATGATGATGACGAAAATTATGATAATACATTTATTGGCGCGATGAAAACCAGAGCGATAAGGGAAGTATATTCTTTAACTCAGGGGATGGATCCTGTGTTCTGGCTATCCTGGAGAACAGGAAGTTATTTGAAACAATTGGCAACCGCTCTGGACAATCTTTTAACCCTGGAAGAATATGAAACGAAAGAGGGATACAAAGGGGTGGAACAGTTAAAGAAAGCGGTCACTCCGGGAGTGGCAAGAAAGTTGGTTGATAAAGAGGAGTAAGCGATGACAGTTAATGCAACAATAGTAAAACAGGTTTTTACATGTAACGGGAGTCTTTACGAATTTGACTTTAATTTCCCTATTGATGACAGTGATGACCTGAAAGTGCAGGTAAAAGATGCGGATGGTGTTGTAACTGATCTTGAAATTGTTAGTCAATATGAAGTTTCTACCGACGAAATCGATTTTTCAAACGGAGGGACGATCACCACCGTTTCCTATTCGTCAGGGACAAGACAGGTCTATCCGTTTCCGAATGGGACTCTGCTTGCCGCCTACAGAAAAACACCGTTGGTTCAGGGAAGTTCTTACAAGAATAACAGGACGCTTAACCAGGATGTCCTTGAAAATGATTTTGACAAAGCTTGTATGCAACTTCAGGAATTTGATGAAAGATTGAACAGGGCCATCGTTGTGCCGATTGAAGAGACGGGGAGCCTTCAGCTTCCCGAAAAAACTTTGCGGGCAAATGCATATCTTGCCTTTGATTCTAACGGAGACCCTATGGCGTCGGCAGGGATAGCGGGCGTGACGGTGAGTTCCTTCATGGAGCCTGTTGTCCAAGCGGATACGGCACAGGAGGCAAGAGACCTTCTGGGTGTAAAGTCAGAATTGAACCGTGTGAAAACTGTACTGGATACCTATACCGCCCTGACAACGGACGATACACTTCTTTGTTCTTCATCTGCCGGGTTCACTCTGACGCTTTTCTCAGTGGTCGGGAATACCGGGAAACGGTTAACGATCATCAATGTTGGGACTGGGGCAATTACTATTGATGGAAACGGGTCTGAAACGATTGGGGGGGCGGCAACGCAAACGCTGAACTATCAATACAACAATCTTGTCATCGAAAGTGATGGCTCGAACTGGCAGATTGTCGGTCTTTCTACCGGATGTATTACTACGGAATTTATCAGGGATTTGCAAGTCACAGAACCTAAGATTGCCGCGTCCGTAAAAGATCCCATTGCCAGTATGGCAGGATTGAGAACGCTTGGTACAGGGGCACAGCAGGCGTGCGCGGGGAATGATGCACGGCTGAGCATACTTAATAATTCGGTAACAGCAGAAAAGCTATATGCAAATAAAAGTGTTGGACTGTCGGTGCCGTCTTCTAACACGCCGCTACAGGTTTCTGCTGATACATCTCGAGCGACTAATAGCACGATCTATATCAAACTAAAAGAAATTAAAATCCCCAAGGGGGGCACACTCAGGATAGAATTCACTCTGGTTTCCGGTCACTATCAAGTTTACGCATATGGGTTGATAGGCAGGAATGGTACAATTGTAGGAGTAGAGAGAAAAACTACCGACACAATCACTACTTTTGCAGAAGAAATCTCAGGATGGACAGAAAATGATTTATGTCAATTGTATTGCAAGTGTGGAAGTACTGCTACCTCGGCGACCATATCTAATTTTAGAATTTATGCCTCAGAATACTTAGTGCAAATGGATTAGAAAATGAAAGCTTACTATTAAAGAAAATAAAGGACGGCATAATGACTATATCAATAATTACCACAAAACAATCGTTTGAATGCAACGGAAGCCTTAAAGAGTTTGATTTCTCTTTCCCGGCTGATTCAACTGCCGATATTAAGGCTTTGATACGTAACGCTGACGGGATAGAAACGGAACTTACCGTAACGTCTCAATACAGTGTTGCGCTTAGCCCTGATGGGACTGGAGGGGTGTTAACCACCGTTGCGACATGGGCAACAGGAAATACCCTTGTCGTTTACCGGGAAACAGAGGCTACCCAGGAAACCGAATACAAGAACAATCATGCGTTTGACCAGGATGTCCTCGAAAGCAATCTTGACAAAGCAACGATGATCCTCCAGGAGGTTTCCGAGGCAACGGGCAGATGTCCAAAATTCAAGTTAAGTTCCGGTCTTAAGGATGTCGAGATAGCAGATTTGGTGGCAGGCAAGGTACTAAAGGTAAGGGATAGCGGCGATGGAATAGACATGGGGGCTACTGGAGACGAAATAGCTAACGCCCAGGCGTATGCGGAAGCGGCGGAGACGGCAAAGACCGGAGCTCAGACAGCACAAAACAAGGCGGAGAAATGGGCGGAAGAGGCGGAAAACGTAGAAGTCGAGACGGGGAAATATTCGGCAAAGCATTATTCCGCGAAGGCCTCCGAATCAGCCGCAGGCGTCAACTTGCCGTCTATTATTACCGGGGATGCTGCTAAAATATTAAAGGTAAAAACTGACGAAACGGGATACGAGCTTCAATCTATGCCTGCCTTTGCCGCCTCAGGCGCCAACGCCGACATCACCTCGATGACCGGACTGAACAATAATGGGATTCCGGTAGAAAAGGTAGCCGGGGCTTTGCAACTTAGTTCTTTCCAAAAGGCGAGGGCGTATCTTAATACTGATCAAAGTGTTGCGTCTGGCAGCTTTGTCAAGGTTGCTTTAGATACAACGTCTTTTGATACATCAAGCATTGTTGATACTTCTAATCATCGTATTAAGCCGACAAAAGCCGGGTATTACTGGGTTACTGGATCCGTAGGAATAACTTTAGGTGCAACAGGTACTTTTTTTGCTTTTCTTTCAGTGAATGGGAGTGAAATAAGTAGGGGAAGTAGATATAGTAGATATAATGGGATGAGTGGGAATGTAGATTCCGTAGTTAGTGATATAATATCCTTAAATGGCTCTACTGATTATATAGAAGTCTTCGTATACCAGAATTCAGATTCAGACCAAACCTTGGAGGTAGGTTCTGCTATAACCTATTTATCTATTGTTGGGCCGTTTTAGTTTGGAATGAATAAAAAATAAAATATCAATAAAATATCAGGAGGTAAAAAAGATGGATATTACAGGAAAACTAAAAAGAAACTTTGCAAGTTCTTCTATAACGATATTAGAACTTACCTGCACCGCAGAGGGCGATGGAACATTCCCGGCAACTGTTATCAATCCACTGGCTCTTAATAGTGACGGAAGATTTACTGACATCAGGGGGTTGAAACTCTATTCAGTTAAAGCAATCCCAGGGACGACGGCTCCTACAGACGCTACCGATTTGACGATTACGGATGAATACGGTATTGACCTTCTCGGTGGGAAGGGTACAGAC